TTACTAAATGCTTTTATATAATTTTCTGTTATCCCGCTGTTGGTTAACTGAAAATCATTTGCACCAATAATTAAATTTCCTGTGCCGGAATCAAGGATGGCAGAGTTGGAGCCTGAATGATAAATCTGTAAGTCCCCACCCGCACCAAATACTGCCTTTGCATTATCGGCAAACTCAAGCGCGTTGCCCGACTTGTCCCAGACTACGTTGTAGCTGTCGCCCGTGAATTGAACATCTTGGTTGAAGACAAACTGATCGTTGTTATCAAGCGCGGTTGTCTTGGTAAACTGATAAGCCGTGTAACCAGTAGGCACCGCTGCGATTTCGCTGTTGTCCGTCGTGTTGACAGAGATATCAGCAAGGTCAGCCTGTGTCCGCGCAAAGAAATCTAGGTCGGCGGTCAGCGTTCCGAAGATTGTGTTGTGTACCTCTACGGCAAGGATAAAGCTGGCGGGGCTGGTTTCTTTTACGAACAGAACCGGAGTGATGTACTGCGACACCGTGCCGATAACGTCCTCGTCGTAAGTTATCGACCAACTTAAATCCGGCAGAGTGTTAGACCGCAGGGCAACATTGATGTTCAGGGTGTGTGCATTTAGGCCGGACTGAGCAATAATCCTGCCAGCAAAAAAGTAGTTATGCGAACTGCCACTAGGCGTGACGGTAGCAATCTCTTGATACTCTCCGTCCACAAGATAAGATGAGCCGCTGTACGTCTGGGACACACCAGAACGATAGCTATCACCAATGGTGACCATCGCGGTGCCAGACTGATTAGGCAACGAGATTGTTCTGTCCGCTGTGGGGTTGATTGCGGTCAGGGTCGTTTCGTTGGCGTCTGCCGTGCTGCCCTCAAAAACAATATCCACATTGTTTAGTTCGAGGTTGCCGGTCATTGTGCCGCCAGACTTAGGCAGGGCCGCGTCGGCGGTAGTCCCTTGCGCCGCAGTGGCGTAGTCAGACGAATCGAATGCCTTTACCTGTGCAAGGTTTGTCACCTCACTGTCCATCAACGCACCAGCAGCGGTGACGTTGGTAGAGTTTATGTCTGATGTCAGAGCAACCGTGCCGGTAGCGTCGGGGAGAGTAATAGTGCGGTTAGCAGTAGGGCTAGTCGGCGAAATAATAGTGGTGTTGCTTCCGCCGTCAGCTTCGTGCAATACAATTTTTGATTGGCCTGTTATGCTGACAATAGGGGTGTCATTGACAGAAACACCCCATAAATCAGCAGAGTTATTTGCTCCCGTATCAAGCAGCAACATGTGTTGGGTAGTGCTGCCTTGCTCATTTGAAAATCGAACAGAGTTGTTGAACTGAGCATCAAAACCATTTGTATCAGAACTCTGAAAACTAATCTGCCCCCAGTTATCTCCGCTGTTATCGCCGAAGTCTAGGGTGCCATCCTCTGAACGAATGGTGCCGCCGTTGACGAACAGGTCGCCTGTGACGGTTAGGTCGTTTCCAAGAGTAACGTCACCACTCCCGTCGAGGAACACCGCCTTCTCTGCTGGCTGCGTAACAAAGATGTCCCGCGAACCCGCTGACCAGTTGACTGCCGCATCGCTGTTGCTCGACTGTAGGATTGTCGTACGCGCAAGGGTCGTACCCGAAGCGGTGTACGTACCGATACCCACCTCAAAGTCCGTGCCGTCCGTACAGCAGTAGTACGTGGTGTTACCATTCCCGACAGCAGAAAACGACTCGAAACCAGTCTGTGCGCCAGCAAGTGTGTACGTGCCGGTGCCAGTGGTCGTAGTCGTTTCTTTTACGCGGTCAGCAAGGACAAGGGCCATACCTTATCCTCACTTACGCGATACGAATAACAGCGTTAGATGCGTCTGCAGTTGGGAACTCAATAGTCAAGTCACCAGCAGTAGCAGATACAGTACCGCCGAAGTCAATGACAGCAATAGCTGAGTTACTATTAGCTGTGTTGTAGATAATACAACCGTCAGCAGATACAGTAACGTCAGAGAACACTTCATCAGTAAAATCTACAATTGCTGTAGAACCAGACAACGAAATAGATGCACCATCAAGAACCTGACCACCTGCACTGTATCCAGTACCGGATGCTTCGTCGGAGTTGCCCGTTACGTCAGAATAGTTAGTGGTGCTGGCATTGTATGTGCCAGACGGGGATGCCTTGATCAGTGCCAGTTTGATTGAGTCTGTGTCAAGATCATGAAGACCACCAAGCAGTTCTGTCTTAAAGCTGTTACACATTGCAGTGGTAATAGCCATTTTTTTCTCCTGTTAGAAATCAGATAAATGAGAGGGCGGATTGATGAACGTAGGCCGCCCCCTCATATTAGTTAGGCGAGTGTATCGCGGTCTACTTCATCAGCAGTGCGTGGTGCGGTCATGTCTACAACGAGTGCGTAGACACGTGCCTTACCAGCAGTACCTGTACCAGTGACAGTTGAAACAACGTCAATGGTGTCGGCAGCAGTCGTACCTTGCGGCACGGCAGCTTCTGTGATGATGTCACCAACTGAACCAGCTTGCAGGTCAATTGCTGTCACAATGTCAGCAGACCCGATTGACAGGTCAGCAGTGTGAGCAGATGAACCAGCACATGCTTCAGTGATGACTGCACCAGCGGCAAGTACCATGCAGTTAGCAGGAATGCTAACGGCAGTTACAGTACCACTTGCGGTAGGAAGGGTTACTTCGGCTTCGTAAACACGAACACCTTTAGCAACGGTTTGTGAAAGAGTAGCCATTGTCTAATCCCCCCTTATACCAAGTTGTAGATGGCGTTGACAAGACCTTCAGGGCGAAGAATCTTGCGACCATACAGGTGCATACCACGAACAATGTCAGCGAAGCTGTCAGGGTCACGGTAGGTTTCAGTCTTGTTAATCTGCTCTGCAGTAGCAACAGCAGAATCGTGACCACCAACCATTACGCCGTAGTTAGAGGCGTTGGTGCCACCAGTGGTGGACGGACCAGTACCAATTACAGGCAGGTTGTTAGACACATACACACGGAAACCATGCAGGTTATTCAGTACCAGACCATTCTGCAGACCTGAACCACCGAAATCAGCATTAAACAGACGTGAATCTTCGTCCATGAGGATTTCTTTGAATACAGGGTCGATAACCAGCCAGCGGCCTTGCGTATCAACATTCTGCTGATCCAGCTTACGAGCCATACGAGCAACAATCTGCAGTGCGTTGGCATTACCTGAACCAACAGTTGCAGAGGTCGCGCCACCGGCACGTGGCTGAATACCAATAGATGAACCGGCTGAACCACCAAAGTCGTCAGCTTCCAGCTTCATTGAAGACAGGAGTTCATCTGAACCGGCAGTCGATACTGCCTTTGAACCGTTAACAGTTGTGTTAACAGTATCAGCTGCACCATGCAGTGCAGACTGGGTGTAACCTGACAAGTAGCCAAGAACGTCTTGGTCAAACTGGTCAGCAAGGCGGTAAGCAGCACGGTCACTTGCCAGAGACTGGAAGTTAACGTGGCTGTGCGCCTCTTCAATGTCGTCAACCTTAAATGCAAAGTAGTTAGCTTTGTCAATCGTCAGGCTGAAGTCTTCGTCGTCAAGGTCTTGTGCAGTGATTTGAGTGCCACGTGCATAAGCCTGAACAGAAATTTCGGGTTCCTTGATAATCTTAACGGAATCACCCATGTTTGCAATCTCACCGAAGTAATCGGAGTTCGAGATAGCTTCAGCAACAGCAGACTTGCGGAAGGCAAGCTGCACCTGTTTGCTGTAGATAACCGGGCTAAAATTGCCGTTAGGAAGATTACCATAACCACCAGCGGTAGTGAATGCCATGATTTTCTCCTAAAGTTATAGCATGTTACAGATGCAAACTCACAAGACTAATCAGAGGCTGATTCACAATGGGTGCGTCTAGTATTCAGTTGGCCAACCGAATGTTCAACGGGCCATGCTCGTCAGGTAATCCGTAAGACATTGTTGTTTGCTGATTAGCATAGGCAGGTAGCGAACCCGCCTACACTGTTGTTGGATATAGTTATACTCATATATAACTATTTGTCAACACTTTTTTATCGGGCTGATCCCGACACATCATAGATAAACTTTCCAGAACGGATAGCTTCCATGATCTCGTCTGACCGCTTTTCGTATTCTTGCGGCGACATCTTCTGAACTTGTGACTCACGCAGATAAGTAGATGCTTCATCTTCTTGCGGCTTGCTACGAGTGTTTTTAGTAGACACCGCTTTAGCTGCATCTTTATC